AAGGCAGGCAACCCTCCACCAATTATTTTCTTGAATGGATATGGTAACTATGTTTTTAAAAATGTCCCATGTGTGGTCACAAGTTTTTCAACAACATTGAATAAAGATTGCGATTATATTGGAGTCAATGTTGTTGGAAGCGCCGCTGGCGAAGTTGAAGGCATAGCAGAAGGCATTGGCGGTCTTGCAGGTGCAGTGGGTGGTGCACTGGGTGGCTCCATTCCTGGGCTATCTGGTATCACAGATGCGGTAAGTAACATTGCAGGTGGTGTTGGGCAAGTGGCAGGATTGCTAGGAACATTTGGTATTGGTGGAACAGCTAGCGGTGGAGTTAGTCATGTGCCAACTAAGAGTGAATTTGTAATTAAACTACAACCAATCTACAGTAGGAATTCTGTACGTAACTTTAGCTTAGATAGATTTGTTGCCGGCGGCTACCTTAATAATTCTTTTGGATGGGTATAACATGGCAACATATTTGAATACAAGTCCGTATTTTATAACACAAACACGTAATAATTATCTAGATACGCTGTCTATTCGACCAGTAAGTGCAGAACCAGACGACTTCCTGTACTCGATTCAATCACAATACATGTACCGTCCAGACTTACTTGCGTATGACTTGTATGGCGAGCCAGGACTATGGTGGGTTTTTATTCAACGTAATTTAGATGTGTTACAAGATCCTATTTTAGATTTTGTACCGGGTACAAAAATTTATATTCCAAAGAGTAGCGGTTTAAAATCAGTATTGGGATTATAATATGTTTCCTACTAATATTAGTGGTGCAATAAATTCTGCAACTACTGCGGTCAATGCCGCAAAATCAGCAGTGTCATTTATTTCTAAAGGTCCTGTAGCGGCACTTGGTGCTCTAGGTTTAGGATCGCTAGGAGATGGCATTACTGGATTGCTTGGATCTCTTACTGCACCATTTAAGACAACAGGTCTTAAACTTCCTTTAAAAAATCCCCTGTTTAATTATGCTAGTTACGACTATGTGCTGGGCATTGGTTGTCTCACAGACTATGAACTTAATCATCCAGACACCACATATCAAGCAGGAAAGAAGTTTCCATTGATTGCTAAGAATGCCAACATAGATCCTTCCAATCGAGTAGACACTATCTATGGTAAGTTTGATTTTTATATAGACAATTTAGAAATGAAAAGCCTAATAGGATTTTTGCCAGGATTAGGAAATACAAACGTTACTAACATGTCTTTTACTATAACAGAACCATACAGTATGGGAATGTTTATTATTGCGTGTCAAACAATTGCACAAAAACTAGGACATGATAATTGGAGAGAAGCACCGTTTATTTTAACTATAGATTTTAGAGGCAATAAAGAAAACGGTCAGATGGATATTATTAAAGGTTGCAGTCGACGTATTCCTTTTGCATTTACTAATCTTAGCATGAAAGTTACAGAAGCAGGCAGTGTGTATACTTGCGAAGCAATGCCATACAATCAAGCGGCAACATTGGATGTTAATGCTTTGTTTAAGAAAGACGTTGCAACCAGCGGAACATCAGTACAAGAAATTTTACAAACTGGTTCTAATAGTTTACAAGCCGCTCTGAATCGTAGATCTCAGGAACTAGTGACCGCAGGTACTATTAAAATAGCAGACGAGTATTTGATATTATTTCCAGTCGATCCATCCTCACAAGCAACGCCAGCAGCCGGATCAACTAATAACGAAGAAAAATCAAGTGCCACTATTTCTTCAAGTGTATCAGCAGACAAGTTAAACGATTTATTTGGGTCTCTTGGTGTTTCTAGAAGTACACTTAATCAAACATTGATTCAACAATCAGATGCTTGTAATGCACTTGGTAGAGCAAGTTTAGGTTTTGATGCAGACCGCAGAGGTGATCCTACAACAGGTAAAGACAATGTTCTTTATGACAAAACTGGACGCTTCAACAGAAACAAAGCAGGTATTGATATTAAAGAAAGTGAAATGCGTTTCACACAAGACACAAGCATACCTACAGCTATTAATCAAGTACTGCTATTAAGTGACTATGCTAAAGAGGCACTGGATCCTGCAAATTTAAGCGATGAAGGTTACAGAGGATGGTGGAGAATTGATTGCCAAGTATACAATATTTCTTCTAGTGAAAACATGGAAAGCACAGGCACAAAACCTAAATTAATTGTTTATCGTGTGGTGCCATACAGTGTTCATGCAAGTAGAATGACACCGCCTAACGTAAAAGCCCCGGGCTATGATAATTTAAAAAAACAAGCAGTTAAAGAATACAATTATATTTTTACTGGAAAAAACGTGGATGTTTTACGATTTGATATCACTATTAATAATGGATTTTCTGTTATTATGGGTGCTGATTCACTACAACGAACTGCGGATAAAGTTCAAGGCGGTGCAACATCATCGATCAACGAACCAGAAGCCAATGTAAGTCCGTTGCCTGATGGAAATAAACCATCAAAACAACCAGGTGCAATGCCTACTATTGTAAAATATACAGGAACTTCAACCAGTTCAGACAAGCAAGGCGGTGGCGGTCAAGAATCTCAACAACAACGTGCTGCCAAATTATTCCAAGATGCATTAACAACATCGACGGACTTGTATGACTTGAATTTAGAAATTATAGGTGATCCTTATTTTATTCAACAAAGCGGAACTGGTAATTTTACTGCACAAGAAACTGAATATAAAAATCTCAATAGTGATGGCACTATGAATCACCAAAATGGAGAAGTGGATATCATGATTAATTTCAGATCTCCTATAGACATTAATCAAACTACTGGATTATATGCAATGGGCGCCGGCAGCAAATCAGCTCCTGTGCTGGCCTACAGCGGATTGTATTGTGTTAATTCTGTTGCTAGTAAATTTTCTGGAGGAGTGTTTAAACAAGTATTAACAGGTTTTAGAAGACCCCAACAAGAAAAATTATTTGATGATCCTCCTGAAAAAATCTTTAATACAAAAAATGAAGAAAAAGTCCCAAGCGACACATCTGGAGGATACGAATGAGCGATACTAATCAAATTTCGTCAGAACCTAAGTTATCCTCTCCAGGCCCGTATATTGCTAGGGTAGTAAGCCATCTTGACAAAACTTATATGGGTCAACTACAGGTTGAATTATTGAGAACAGGTTCGGGAAATACACCTTCAGAAAGTTCTTTGCATCGTGTAAAATATATGAGTCCGTTCTACGGAGTTACTCCAGAAAGCGCAGTTGGCATAAGTCCTGATGATTATAACGAAACACAAAAAAGTTACGGCATGTGGATGGTTCCGCCTGATGTGGGCACTAGGGTCATGGTTATATTTGTTGATTCTAATCCTAAAGACGGCTACTGGATTGGTTGTATTATGGATGAAGCCGCAAACTTTATGGTGCCAGGAATTGCCGCAACACAAAAAGTAGTTGAAGATCCTGAAGCAGATAATGCAGGAAATCTTGGAAGAGTTCCTGTTGCAGAGTATAATAAAAAAGCAGATAAATCCGGCGAAGACGCTGGTCAGATTAGTGTAAATCCTACAAATGCATACAAGCCAACGCACCCATTTGCTGATATTTTAATTGAACAAGGATTGGTGTTTGATGACAGTAGAGGAATTACTACAAGCAGTGCTCGTAGAGAAATACCTAGTATGGTGTTTGGTATTAGTACACCGGGCCCGGTTGATAGACGCCCTGGCGCCAAGCAAGCTCCTATTGGAAAATCAGAATGGAAAATTCCTAACGCATTTGTTAGTCGACTAGGCGGGTCTACATTTGTCATGGACGACGGCGATGATAAATGGTTGCGTAAAACTACAGCATCTGAAGGCCCGCCTGAGTATGCTAACTTAGAAGATGGCGAAACAGACGGACAACCAGACTTACCCCATAATGAGCTTATTCGTTTGCGAACAAGAACTGGCCATCAAATACTATTGCACAACACTGAAGATTTAATCTACATAGGTAATGCTAGAGGCACTAGTTGGATTGAATTAAGTAGTGATGGAAAAATAGATATCTATGCCGAAGACAGTATTAGTGTGCATACAAAACAAGATTTTAATTTTTATGCTGATAGAGATTTTAATATAGAAGTAGGACGTAATTTTAATTTAAAAGTTGCTGAACGCCATCAGACAGAAGTGGGCATGGATAAAATTTGCATTGTAAACGGAAATGTTTCAATTCAAGTTGACGGAACAAAAGATGAAACAGTTACAGGCGCAGTAGCTCAATCCTTTGAAGCTACGTTGGATATCACAACCGGTGACGCTGTCAACATAACAACTGGAGCAGATCTTAATCTCAATGTGAGTGGAGCAAGTGTAGTATCTAGTTCAGGCGACTTTACGATCAGTGCGGCAAACACAGCAATTGATGGCGGAAATATTAATTTCAACTCAGGTATTGCTGGCGCCGCTGGCACTGCAACTGCCGCAACTCCACCAGAACCATTATCAACATTTGAAAATCCAGACGAAGCGGATGGAACATTACCAGAAAGTATTATGTTGCGTATACCAACGCACGAGCCGTGGCCGCACCATGAGAATCTGGATCCAGTAAACTTTAAACCAGAAATGACTGATAGAGAAGCAGGCAGTGCAATAGCAACACCCAACTTATATAAAACTTACTCTACACCATTAGACACATTTGACCGTCAGGCTCCGCCTGAGGATGAGGAGCAATAATGACAACAATTTACAATAAAACAACCATACCAGCAAAACCGCTAGTTACTGAAAACGCATCTCGAAAATATAGAGGGTTCAGCACAGTTAACACCTCTTCAGAAAACTTTGTGCTTTATGACTTTGAATTAATTAAACAAGATTTGCTGAATCATTTTCACATAAGACAAGGCGAAAGATTGATGCAACCTCGTTTTGGAACCATCATTTGGGACCTGTTGTTTGAGCCGTTAACTGAACAACTAAAAAACCTTATTGTACAAAATGTTAATGAAATACTCAACCACGACCCTCGAGTACAAGCAGGAAACGTATTAGTAACACCTTACGATACAGGCTTAGAAATACAATGTACATTAAAGTATGTTCCCTATAATATTCAACAGAGCCTACAGTTGAAGTTTGATCAAGCCAATGGACTACTCACTGCATAATAATGTATGCATATAATTTTAATCAATAAATACTGATACTAGGAAATATTATGAGCTCAACAGATAGACAAAACAACCTGTTAGTTTCTGAAGATTGGAAGAAAATTTATCAATCTTTTAAAAACGCAGACTTTCAAAGCTATGACTTTGATAATTTGCGTCGGACAATGATAGATTATATCCGTACAAATTTCCCAGAAGATTTTAATGATTATATTGAAAGTTCTGAATATCTAGCACTTATTGACTTAATTGCCTACATTGGTCAAAGTATTGCGTTCCGTGTTGATTTGAATGCTCGTGAGAACTTCTTAGAATTAGCAGAGCGTCGTGACAGTGTGTTACGCCTGGCACGATTAGTTAGTTATAATGCTAACAGGAATACTGCTAGCACTGGACTTTTAAAATTTACAACTATTAGTACTACTGAAAGTGTTATTGACAGTAACGGACGAAATTTAGCCGGTCAGTATATTACATGGAATGACCCTAGCAATGCCAATTGGTATGATCAGTTTATTAAAGTAGTAAATGCCGCAATGCCTACAACACAACAGTTTGGAAATCCTAGCGATTCTGCCGAAATTTATGGCACACCAACAAGTCAATATAGATTTAATGGTACAGGTAGCGCACTTCCAGTGTATGCATTTTCTAAAACAGTTGCTGGTCGTCTAATGAATTTTGAAATTACCAGCACAACATTTAAAAATAAAACTGTTATATACGAAGAAGCACCTAAAGTTGGAAATAGTCCTGCATGTATTTTTAAAGATGACGGCTACGGATCTAGTTCCGCTGGCACAGGATTTTTCTTTAATTTTACGCAAGGCAGTTTAAATCAGGGTACATTTGTAATTAATCAACCTAGTAAAAATCAGTCAATTAATGTTGATACACAAAATATTAATAATACAGATGTGTGGTTGTATAGTTTGGATCAAAACGGAAACGAATCAGAGTTATGGACTCAAGTGCCAAGCACTACTGGAAATAATATTATCTATAATAGTTTAAGCAATAAGATTAAAAACATTTATAGCGTAGCGACTCGCGCAGGAGATTCAATAGCATTGCAATTCAGTGACGGCATATTTGGAAACTTACCTGTTGGAAATTTTAGAGTTTATTATAGGTCTAGTAATAATTTAACTTATACAATTAATCCAACGGATATACGAAATGTCAGCGTTAATATTCCGTATGTTTCAGCACAAGGTAAAAATGAAACGCTATCTATTAATTTAAGTCTTACTACTTCTTCATCTAATTCGGCAATAACTGAGACTAATGAAAGCGTTAAATCTAATGCACCTCAGACATATTATACACAAAATAGAATGATTACTGGCGAAGATTATAACATTAGCCCGTTATCGGCATCTACCCAAGTTGCAAAAGTAAAAGCTATTAACAGAACAAGTAGTGGTATTAGTAGATATTTTGACTTAACAGATCCAACCGGAAAGTATAGCAGTACAAATTTATTCGCAGACGATGGTGTCTTGTATAGAGAAAATTACTCTTATTCATCTAACTTTACCTATCTAACTCAGACAGATATTGAAGGGATTATTTACGGAGATATTTATAAAATTTTAAATGCTACTAATTTAAGAAATTTCTACTATAGTAATTTTATAAATTATCTTACAGTTAGTTTAGAAATTATATGGTACAATGTGACTACTGATAGTAATAGTTCAAGTGGTTATATTGGTGCAAGTAACAATTCTACACCTTATAAAGTTGGTTCTTATTCAGCAACAGATTTAAGATTTTTAACTCCAGGTTCGCTAGTTAAATTTGTAGTACCTGATACAACAACACAATATTTTGATACACTTAATAATAATATTATTAAAACTGGAAACATAAACAGTAAAGGTGCTAAGTCATACGTATGGGTTGAAATTATTTCAGTAGCGGATGACGGCACGGCCGCAGGTACTGGTACATTGTCAACAGGCCTTGGACCAATTGTTGTTAATCAAACTTTTGATACTACTAATGGTGTATATCCTGTAATTGGACAATTAATTCCAAAATTTACTAGAACTATTGATGCCACAACAAGAGCCACAATGATTGATTTAATATTTTCAAATCAACCATTTGGATTAAGATACGACGCTGGAACACAGTCTTGGAAAATTATATTTGAATCTAATTTAAATACATCCAGTGCATTTACACTAGGCAATCAAGGCGATGTTACTAATTCACAAAAAGATTCTAGTTGGTTAATCTTGTTTACAACTAATAATCAGTTTTACACTACTACGTCACGTTTTTTAAGATATGTTTTTGAAAGCGATAAACAACTTAATTTCTACGTAGATGCTGATACAAAGATTTATGATATTGTTTCAAGTTCTGTAATTAAAGATGAAATAAAAATTTTAAACATCAATACATTACCGTCAGATACAAAATCGTTTACTACTGATTTAAAATGGGACATTATAGCTCCCTATACCGGTTTGGATGGATACATTGATTCTAAAAAAATATTAGTATCTTTTGCGGATCTAGATAACAACGGAGTGGTTGATAACCCTCAATTATTTTTAGATATTGTATATCCTGGATCAGATATATCAGCAATACCAACATATATTGTTCTTAAGAGATATCTAATTAGTCAAGGACAGGAAGATTACAAATATGTAACTAATAATCCTATAACTGGGCCTGTAATTATTTTAACCACACAAAGCGCAATTGGTTCGTTAACACAATATGCTGACGGCCAATATTTTTATTTTAAAGATACAAATATTGTTAAAAAATTATATCTAAGTACCGGTGAGCTAAATCCAACTCTCGACTACAAAGTTTATATTGGTCGAGATAATCTAAGATTTCAATATGTACACAGTGCCGATTATGACAGCAGGATTGATCCGGGTGCAAGCAATATAATTGATGTATATGTACTAACATCTAATTATGATACTAAATTTAGGCAGTGGCTGCAAGGTGCAAATATTACAAAGCCGTTACCTCCTAGCTCTAACGAATTAGATAGCTTATTAGGTCCCAATTTAAATTTAATTAAATCTATATCTGATGAAATCATTTATCATCCAATAAATTATAAATTATTATTTGGAAGTGCTGCCGAAGCAAGTTTACAAGCAACATTTAATGTAATTAAAAATGTTGACTCAACAGTTTCTAATTCAGATATTATATCAAGAATATTAACGGCAATTAATCAGTTCTTTGCGTTAGACAATTGGAATTTTGGCGACACATTTTATTTCACAGAGCTGTCAACATACATAATGAGTCAGTTATCACCAGATATTACAAATTTTGTTATCGTTCCAAAACAAGAAAATCAATACTTTGGTAGTTTGTTTGAGATACAATGCCCTAGCGACCAAATATTTTTAAGTTGCTGTACATCTGACGATATAATAATTGTATCAGGATTCACATCAGGTAATCTTAAAACTGTTACTGGAAATGCATTAGCATCTGTTACATCTTCACAAAACATTACTAGTGCAACTAATGGAGTAAACAATGGTTAAAAAAACCAACCCAGTTGGAAAAACCGGCCTTAGTGCAAATCTATTACCTGGTTTTTATCAAACACCAGCAAATAAAAAGTTTTTACAAGCCACTATTGACCAGCTATTTCAGCCAGGAACAGTAGATAAAGTTAATGGTTATATTGGCCACCAAAATTCTAAAGCATCAGTTGCATCTGATATATTTGTTGCTTCTCCTGAAAAATCTAAACAAGATTATCAATTAGAACCCGGAGTAGTTATTAAAGACTCTCTTGACAATATTGTATTCTTTAAAGACTACATTGACTATGTTAATCAGCTTAATGTGTTTGGGGCAAACACAATTAACCATGCACGTATCAATAGTCAAGAATTTTATTCTTGGGACCCACACATTGACTGGGATAAGTTTGTTAATTTTCAAAGCTACTACTGGCTACCATATGGTCCAGATTCAATAGAAATTTTTGGCCAAAAACAAGAAGTTACCAGCACATATACTGTGGAATTGCAAGAAATTGGAGCAGACTACCAATACATTTTTACTCCAGACGGATTAACACGGGATCCTCTAATAACGCTGTATAGGGGACAAACATATAAGTTTGAAATCACTAGTCCTGCCCATCCTTTTTCAATTAAGTTAGTGCGTAGTGTAGGAAAATTTAATAGATATACTAATAACGACATTGACAACTATGCTGTTGAAAATGGAACAATAACTTTTAAAGTCCCATTAGATTCTCCAAGCATACTATATTATCAAAGCGAAGCAGATATAGATGTAGGTGGCGTGTTTCAAATCCAAGACATTGATGAGAACACGTATATCAATGTTGAAAAAGACATTTTAGGTAAAAAAACATATTTTGTAAATGAAACAATTCCGTTGAGTAACGGAATGAAAGTTCGATTTGGTGGTCGAGTAGAACCTGAACTATATGCTACTGGACAATTCTATGTTGAAGGCGTAGGCTCTGCTATAAAACTAATTCCTGAAAGCATATTAGAAATTATAGGGCCGTACACAACATCAGAAGCAATTAAATTTGATGCAACACCTTTTGATAATGGACCGTTCAGTGATGCCACGGGCTATGCCAGTGTATTAGATTATGTTGTGATCAATCGAGCAAGTAGAGACCGAAATCCGTGGTCACGTTATAATCGATGGTTTCACAAAGACGTTATTTCATTAACTGCATCTTACAACAAAACTGTTACTAATATAGATCAGCTAGCTCGCGCAACTAGGCCTATTATTGAATTCCAAGCAGATTTGAAATTATTTAATTTTGGAACACTTGCAGGCCCTGATGTTAATTTAATTGATACGTTTACTAATGATATTTTTTCAACAATCGAAGGATCGGCTGGTTATAGTGTAGATGGTGTTGCATTATCTCAGGGACAAACAATTTTGTTTACCGCAGATGCTGATCCACTGGTAAACAATAAAATTTACCGTGTTGACTTTTTGCAATTGCAACATCTTGCTACTAGCACTAAACAAATACACTTGGTAGAAATTTCAGCACCTATTGCACACCAATCAGTTT